AGCTGATCTCCATTGTTCGCAAGTACGGCATTGCTGGGGCATCGCTGTTGCTTGGTTACAACGTCCTCAACGGAACAACCCCGGCACAAGCCGAAATTCTCAAGAAAGCAGAACCGCGCCGGGCGGCCCCCGGTAACCAAAGGAGACTACCATGACCAAAGAAGCAGTGGGCGGCATCGTCCGCGCCATCCTCGCCGCCGGTGCCGGCTATCTCGCCGGTAAGGGGTTCATTGACGCCGGAATGGCCGATCAGCTCGTCGGCGCGGGCGTCCTGATCGTCACGGCCATCTGGTCCGTGCTGTCAAAGAAGGCCGCCTGATGAGCTGGCTGTGGCCCTCTATTCTGGGCGTCATCATGGCGGCGCTGGGCGGCGGGGCATTCCTCGCCATCCAGCGGCCCGGCTTCCTGGCCGGGCTTGTCGGCATCGCGGCAAAAAGGGTCTGGGCCATGGCCTGGCCCTACCTGCTCCATGCCTTCACGGCCTCCCCGGAAACCGTCGAGCGGTCCAAGAAGGAGGCCCGCGAGGGCTTGAAGCCGGGCGAGGGACGCACAGGGAAGGCCCCCAGGGGCGGCGGCAAGAATGGCTGACAACCCCATCGACTGGTTTGACATCGCCCTCCACGCCCTTCCTGGCGCGTTCTGGGCCGGCATGTGCGGGTGGATGGCCGCCCTTGGGGCGGTGAGCAGCCTGCCGTCCGGGGTTCTCTTGCTGGTGATTGCCGGCATCGCCTGGGCCGGGGGGCTCATGTTCTGGCCCCTCCGCGAATTGGAACAGCACGAAGGGAAGTTCGGCGGCATCCAGAGCCAACTCGAGTGGCTGATCCCGTTTGTTGTACAACTCGCCACCGGCCCGACTGTATTCCTGATCATGTCATGACCCATGGCCCCGCGCATCCGCATCAAGTGGATCAAATCTGAAAAAGCCTGGGGCTACGCCGACGCGGCCAAGCGGACGATCGAGCTTGACCGACGCCTGGACGATCAGACGATGCTCGAAATAGCAGTTCACGAGACGGCGCACATCTGCCTCCCCGTTCTGGATGAGGCCGCCGTCGAGACGCTAGGCAAGCAGGCCGCCGATGTTCTTTGGCGGCTCGGCTTCCGACGCGCACATGATGGCGACGAATGATGCCGAGAACTAACCTTTCCGAAGATGAGTTTATTGCAACCTGGATGAAGTTCGGCGGCCATGTGGTCAACATTTCCAAGGCCCTTGGCGTCAACGAAAGATCGGTTCACCAGCGGCGAAAGTCTATCGAGGACCGCCGGGCGATCATTCTCCCCAGCAATCCGACCGCTCAATACCAGACCCGCCCCAGGGAGTACGTCGAAAAAATCGGCCATCGCATCACGCTTACGGCGAAAGATGCGGTGGCCGTTGTTTTTTCCGATGCTCACTATTGGCCCGGCGACAAGCCTGCCGCCCACGCTGCGCTTGTCCGGTTCATCAAGGCACACAAGCCGCAATTCGTGATCTGCGGCGGCGATGCTTTCGACGGAGCGCGGATTTCTAGGCACCCGCCCACAGGCTGGGCCAAGATGCCGGACGTGGCCGACGAGCTGGCCTATTGCCAACAGATGATGGGCGAGATCGAGGAAGCGGCTCCGAAGGGGGCAAAACTATGTTGGACCATGGGGAACCATGACAGTCGGTTTTCCAGCCGCCTCGCCCAGATGGCCCCGGATTATGTCCGCGTTCACGGCGTCGATCTGCCAGATCATTTCCCGGCATGGAATCATGCGTGGTCAGTTTTTATCAACGATGTTGTGATCAAGCATCGCTTCCGCAACGGCGTTCACGCCACATGGAATAACACGTTGCATAGCGGAAAAACCATCGTCACAGGCCACCTTCACCGGCTCGCAATCACACCAATCACAGATTACAATGGCCGCCGCTATGGCGTTGACTGCGGAACTTTATCGGACTTCGGCCCGGATCAGGCAAAATTCACTTACGGCGAGGACGGCCCGTTATGCTGGGCATCTGGCTTCGCCGTTCTTATGTGGCGGAACGGCGAACTGTTGCCACCAGAACTGGCTATAGTTCAAAACAAGGTGACGTGGTTCAGAGGAGAGCCGCTGTGAAGCTCGTCATCATCGAAAGCCCCTTCCGGTCCACGGCGGAACGCAGCCAGGAACTTTACCTCGCTTATCTCAGCCACTGCATCGCCGATAGTGTGGAACGCGGCGAGGCGCCCTATGCAAGCCACGGCATCATGCCCCTGGTTTTGAATGACGACGACCCCGCTGATCGGCTTCGGGGCATCATGGCCGGGTGGGAATGGGGAAAACACGCAACCCTGATCGCCGTCTACCGCGATCTTGGCGTGAGCGAGGGCATGAAACTGTCAATCAAGCACTACGAGGCTACCGGCAAGGAAATCGAATGGCGGACCTTGCCGCCCCCGCTCGTCAAATCCATTCTGGATGCCGCCTAGCCCCGGCCCGTCGCTTCCTCGGAGGCGGCGGGCTTTATAGTTTTAAGGCCGATTTTTAATTCAGGCCGATGAGTTGTAATTTTGGACTTGAAATTTGAATGGCGGGCGGGGCGGTTCACGGCTTCACCGCCACCTCCCGCAAATTCCATAGCGGTTGCGCGTCCGGCCCGGCTTGCAGCCGGCGGCGTTCTTGCCGGGCGCCGCGCTTGCCACACGGGGCGGGTCCTGTTCCGGCGCCCGGTCATAAAACAGTTTCACCGGATGCACCCTCGAGCGCTGCCACAGCTGCTTGCCGATGGTATTGCCCGGCGGCGGGACGATGGCCGCCGACAATTCGCAGTCCATCCAGAGCCGCGCCCGCGAACCGCTCCGGTCGGGCAAAACAACTTCGGTGTAGCACCGGGGCGACGGCTCGGGCGGCGGCGTCCAGCCCGTCCCGCGCATGGTGCCGCTGGCATAGGCCAGGCCGACGATCAGCGGCAGCGAAACGATAGTGGCGCGGATGTTCATTTTTCTTTCCGTTTCATCGTTCGTTGCAAATATTCAATTACGTCCTGCAAATCCCGGCCCATGGCCTGGTGGGCCATGAGCATGTCGATCAGCAACCGCTTGATCTCTTCGCTCTTGGTCATGCGAACCTCCGCCCAAACTCGGCAATCAGCGCCGCCTCGGCGCGGTTGTGATCCATTCCATGAATGTGCCGTGGGTCTGGTGCCGTTGGTCGAGGATTGCATCGACCGTCAGTTCGTCTGATCTTTGAAAGTCTACCATCGCCTCTCCTTCGCCGGCATCATCCGCTTCTGAACCGCGACCCTCTGCATGTCGCGGATCGCCTTCATCTCCTGCTGGCGGATCCGCTCGCGCGTCACGCCGCGCTCCTTCGCCAGATCCTCAAGGGTCGCCTCGCTGCCATCGACCAGCCCGAAGCGCGCCTCGATGACGCTCCGCTTCTTCTCGTCCAGCGTCCCGATCAGCCTGTTCACCGCAATGCGATCGACCTCCATCGTGCAAGGCGCGGCAATGGCGCGGACCTCGTCGGACGACATCAGCACCTCGCGTGAGTTCCTCGTCATGCGGACGTTCTTCAACTGATCGGGCCAGAGCTCCTCCGGCTCGACGTGCAGCATCGAGCTGATGTCATAGGCAAGCTCCGACCATTCGCCGGTCTCGAGCAGCGGGCTGGCGCGGAACGTGAACAGCGCATTGACGTGCGTGACGTGGCGGCCCATCGCGCGGCACAGATCGGCCTGCGACTGATAACCCGCCGCCTTCATGGCGCGCAGCAGCCGCGCGTTTCTGACCGTAACCTTGACGGCGAAGTCGGTCATTGCTCCGCCTCATACGGTTCCGGCAGCGGCGCCCAGGCGGTGACGTTCTTGAGCTTCTCGCCTCTCGGGTCGTCGGCTTCCCATGCCTGGCGTGCGGTGTTCCAGCGGGCGATGCGGATCCTGCTGAATGTCTCGATCGGCCCGCCCCAGATGGCAACCTCAAACTTGCTCGTGGTGTAAGAGCAGGTCACAAGGACGTAGCCCGGCGGCTTACGGTCGCCTTTGGCGATAGGGGTCCAAGTCGTCATCCCTGCCTCCGTCCGTACTCGGCAATCAATGCCGCCTCGGCGCGGTTGTGATCCATCTTGCGCTTGAAGAATGCCGACTGATCGGGCCAGAGCTCGATCGCCTTGGCGCGTGACACCTCGGCGTTGGAGTTCAATCCCATCGACCTCTTCCAGGTCGCCGGGCGGACAAGTTCTGTCCTGATCCCGAGGCACTGAAACACGGCGCAGATCTGGCCGAAGCATTCTCCGAACCGGAACGCCGAAACCGTGCCCATCTGCGGGCTGGCCGTGACCTGCTCTATGAATGCCACGCTCACCTTCACGTCGCCGATCAACTCGTCCTGAAGGAGCGCCGGGCTGAGCTCAGCCCGGCTTCCGTTCTTGTGCGGCTTGTCGATCGTCGGCAGGTCGAAGATGGCCAGGAGATTGGGGCCGTCGAGAATTGCGACGGCGCCCGAAAGCCCAGGATCGACTCCGGCCACAATCATCAGCCAAAATCCGACAAATCAACCGCCGCAGCCTTTTTCGCAGCAGGCGGCGGAACGGCCTTTGATCCGGTGGCAGGCGGCGCCTTCGCGGCAGCCTTCGGCGGCGGCGCCTCTTCTTCCTCGTCGGCGTCATCCGCCGGGCGATCGATCCAGCCGAGAATCTCGAAATTCGGCGTGCGCGTGTTGCCCTTCCCGACCTTGGTCGGCGTGCTGCCCTTGTAGGCGGCCACAACCACCTTGCCGGGGTTATCATCCTTCTGGCCCATGGCCGCGCCGGCAAAAGCCTCGAAACCCATGCACGGGCCGGTGCCAGTCGATGAGAACTCGGCCCAACCGCGATCTGGACCGAGCCATACGCGGACGCTGAATCCGCGCTTGAACTCGCCCTCCGGCTTCACGCCGCGCTGACCCACAGCGGTGTCCCACACCCACTGCGGCGCCTGGCCCTCTGCCAGCAGACCCCATCCGGTCCTGATAGTGTCAAGATCAAAAACAATCTTCTTGAGATCAAACTCGTCCTTGTTGAACTGCCAAGAATTGATGCTGGGCGAAAACCGAATGTAGTTTCCGCCGCCGCCGCCGAGTCCGAGTGAGAATGTCATGCTTTTCGCCTTCTGCTTTCGATGCCGCGATGACGCCCGCGGCGTTGCGTCCCGGCTAGATGCCGAAAATTTCGTAGGCCGCCTGTCTCGTTGGCGGGTTGTAGTAGAAGAGGGACGTGTTGGGGATCACGAGCGAGCACAGTTCATCAATGTCATCACTCAGTGACAGAAAACGCTCGATGCGCTGCGCGATCCGCACCAGCGACTGGACGTGATCGCGCATGTTCTCGACCTGATAGGTCGCGGCCTTCTTTGGCGTGACATAGGTCACGCGGCCGTCGAGGTTGTCCGAAATTGCGCCGCAGTAGAGCGATACCTGGCGGGCATGAGGGGTCGAAACCTCGGACGACAGCCGCAGCTGCGACTTGAGGTCAACCACGATGCCGGCTTCCTCCCAATAGAAATCAGCAAAGCCGATGAACGGCAGCGGCACGTCAGGATGCGCCCACTCGATTCTGAACTGCGTGTGCGAAGGAACTCCGTAGGGGCGCAGCTCGGCCAGCGCCTGCTCAACGATGCCCGGCACGGCGTCGCGTTCCTTCTCGCGGTTCTCGTCAGCCGACAGAGCGGTCAGCCTGTCAAACTCTTTCACCGCCGCCGCCTTGCAGTCGGTCAGTGAAGCGGACGGGTCCAGAAGACCCATCGCCACGCCGTGCTCCGACGCGGTGCCGCGATGCGCGGCGGAGCCGACGCTGTTGGGAACGCCCTTCAGTTTCATCAGCAGCAAGGCCATGTCGGCTTCCGCCAATGCACAAGTGCTCGCGCTGAAGTGCTTGATCCCATGCCGCTCGGAAGCTGAAGTCATCCGAGCATCTCAGAGATGCCTGCGATCAGGCCGAACACGGTCAATCCCACGGCCACGGCCAAAGCGGCGCCGATTCCCGCGAATTGCCCGGCGGCGTAAGGGCGCACCGCCGGGCTGGACAGGGTTTCTTGGTGTCTCCGCAAGAACCACGCCTGGGTCGCAGGCGCCACGACTGCCGGCCGGGTGCCAGCAAGCTCGAATAAAAGGGCGCCCGCCTCGTCGGCGGAGCGCCAGTTACCGCGCGAGCGGGAGAGACTCTCGCGCGGGCTAGAAAGAGGTGCGGCCCGCCCGGCGCGTGGGAGGACGGGTGGGCGGGCCGCGACCGTCGCCCGGGCGCCTGAAGCGCTCCTGGAAGCGACGGCCATCTCGGTGATTTGCAAGAGCGGTCCGCCGGGCACGAGGCCCATCCGACGGATCGCGTCAATCTGCGCTGAAATCGTGCGGGCCTTGCCTACGATGAGGATGCGGGCGCTCATTATTCAGCCCTCCGCACCACGTTCCAGGCGTATTCTTCGAGCATCTGCCGTATGGTGTCGGCATCAATTTCGCCGGGTCGCGGGTCGCCATAAAAAGCGAAACGCTTGTCAAAATCGTCTGTGACGGCGGCGATGAAATCGGCGGTCATCTTCGCCGCCCAAAACTCAACCTCGCGGCGGCCGGGCCTCGTCGATGCCGACCCGAAATAGGCGTCGGCAGCAAAACTTGAAAAATTGTCGGGATAACTACTCATCTCGTCCTCCTAGATCACGCGGAGGACGTTACAACAATCTGTTTTCCCGTGTCAACAGGAAAAGTTCGTTGACAAAACCAAACAGATTGTTGTATCGACTCCGGTCATGCGACTTTCCCAATGGCTTGAACAAAACAACCGCACCCACGCTGAACTGGCCGACGCAATCGGCAATGTCACCGCCGAAGCCGTCAGGCTTTGGGCGGCAGGCAACCGAATGCCTGACACCAAAAACGTGGTCCGCATCGAGGCGGTCACGAATGGCGAAGTGACCGTCAGCGATCTGCACGAAGCCCGCGCCGAGAAGCTGGCGGTGGACACATGACCCACTGGACCGAGGCCGCCATCGCAGCCGCCCTCGATGGCCATTTCTGGCGCACCGACGGTCGCGATTTCAGAAGGCCCGTGCGCAGATCGCACGATCAGATTCTGACCGCCGTCGAGGCCGCGTACCAGGTCAGCCGGGCGCAGATTCTTTCGGGCTCGAAACTGAAAACGGTCAGCCGCGCCAGGCAGCACGCGATAGTGCTGCTGCGAGAATTTAGCAGTCTCAATTGCCGGCAGATCGCCAGAACTTGCGGCATCACCCACCATTCCAGCGTTCGCCACGCGGTGCAGCGGTGGCCACAACGAAAAGCTGCCTACGCCGAGCAGGACAGGCAGGTTCGCGCGATGCTGGGGGTGGGCAGGTGAAATATTTGTCCGTGTGTTCCGGCATCGAGGCCGCGTCAGTCGCGTGGCATCCGCTCGGCTGGGAGCCGCTGGCCTTCAGCGAGATCGAGGCATTCCCGCGCGCCGTCCTCGCGCATCACTATCCCGATGTGCCCTGCCACGGCGACTTCACCGTGCTGCGCGACCAGCCGTGGATCGTGGATGCCGACGTCCTGGTCGGCGGCACGCCCTGCCAGGCTTTCAGCGTGGCCGGATTACGCAATTCTCTCTCCGACGAGAGGGGCAACCTGTCACTGGAATTTGTGAGGCTCGCTGATGCAATTGACACTGTTCGCAGCGGCACCGGGAGAGAGCCCGCCATCATCGTCTGGGAAAACGTCCCCGGCGTCCTCTCCGTCAAGGACAACGCCTTCGGATGCTTCCTCGCAGCCCTGGCGGGAGACGCTGCCCCCTACGATCCGCCTCGGGGGAAATGGACAAACGCGGGTGTGGTTGATGGACCCGAAAGGACAGTCGCGTGGCGTGTCCTCGATGCCCAATATTTCGGACTGGCCCAACGCAGGCGAAGGGTCTTTGTGTGCGCTGTCGGAAATTCTCGAAAAGGGTTCGATCCCGCAGCGGTTCTTCTTGAGTTCGAAGGCGTGCGCCGGGATTCTGCGCCGCGCAGAGAAGCGGGGAAAGCAGTTGCCGGAACAATTGATGCGAGCCTTGGCCGCAGTCGCGGGGCAGGAACAAACCCCGGAGCGTTAAGCCACTGGGACGGCGAAGAGTTCCCGCATCCGACATTGAACCAGAGCGCCAAGGGCTGTGGCGGCGTTGGAGCCAGCAATCAGGAACTGTTCTCGCAGCGGGGGGCGTATCTCGCGCCGGCATGGCCGGCCGACATTGCCCCCACATTAAATGCCAGCTTCGGTGAGAAGCAGGGCCTTGAAGATCAGCACATCCGGGGGGGGGCAGGGCTCTTCGTTCCCTCAACTTTCGATGTGTCTGAATGCGGGCGCGATGGGCAGGCGCGATGCCGAGACCGAAACGCTGATCCCTACAATCGGGTGCGTCTTCGATGATGTTGCACACACATTGAAAGCCGAGGGCTTCGACGCCGGCGAGGACGGCACGGGGCGCGGCACGCCGCTGGTGCCAGTCCTCTCCAACGACCCCGCCCACGCGATCTGCGCCAACGAGCAGCGCACCTACACCAACGAGGGCAACATGTTCCAGCTGCGGAACGTGGTGGCGCAGCCGGTCGCCTTCTCGTTCAAGGACCACGGCGCAGATGCCACGGAAGACCTGTCGCCCACGCTGCGTGCCCTCGGTGCGTATGACGCCAATGGCGGCGGCCAGATGGCGGTGGCTCTGCCGCTGCTCGAGGTGGGCAAGCGCACCGGCACCTCGACCGACGATCCTCGCGCGGGCATCGGCATCGGGCAGGACGGCGATCCCATGTACACACTGCAGGCCGGGGCGCAGCATGGCGTGGCCGTCACCCCCTTTGACGCCACACAGATCACCAGCCCATCGAACTACTCCCGGCCGCAGGAGGGCGATCCGTGCCATCCGCTGGCCGCAGGGGCGCACCCGCCAGCGATTGCCGTCTCCCTCCGTGGCCGCGAGGGCGGCGGCACGGCGGAACTCGGTGACGAGGTGCAGAACTGCCTGCGCGCGTCACAGGGCGGCGGCGACAAGCCGCATGTGTTGGCGGCGTTTGAGGAAAACTTCCATGCGGTGCGCGAGGTAGAAGTCGCACCTGCAATGACTACCGAAGGCTACCGGGTCAGTCAAAACGCGGGAGGGCTAGGGCTGCGGACAGGCATGGCCGTGCGCCGCCTGACGCCGGAAGAATGCGAAGCACTGCAGGGATTTCCGCGCGGCTACACCGCCATCCCGTGGAAGAAGAGGCCCGCCGAGGATTGCCCTGACGGCCCGCGCTACAAAGCCCTCGGCAACTCAATGGCCGTGCCCGTCATGCGGTGGATCGGGGCGAGGATCGCCGCGCGGGTGAGGGGGGAGCAATGAGCATGGCTGAACCCGCACCGCTGCAACCAAACGCCCAGGACATGCAGCGGCACCTCACGCTGCTCTTCGGCAACGCTCGCGATTACGACGACGGGCTGATCGAGATTGCGGTGAACACCGGGAAGGGCTGGCAGGGGCAATTG